AGTTGTGAGTGCTGGTGGTAATAAATCTATAACACTTCAACTTCTTCACGATCAAACATCAACATCCCAAGGTCATGGAACACCCCATGCTGTTCTTGTTCAATTTGAAGATGGTGTTACAGATACTTCTGGTACAGTAGCTTGGACAATTCCTGATGATTTTACATCTTTTGTAAGTCTTGATTTTATGTGGACTACAGATACTACAAGTGCTGTTGGTGTATGGACAGTCAGATCACAAGCATTGGCAGATGGTGAAGATACAACTAGTGGAGATACAGATGTTATTGCAGATGCGAGTTATACTTCTGGTGGTACTGCATGGGATAGAAATGAAGAAGATATATTATTAGCAGTAGATGGTCTTACTTTAACACCTGGACACCAATTAGCTTTTGCTGTAACAAGGAAAGGAGGTAGTGCGAGTGATGCACTTGGAAGTATTGCTAGATCACAAGGAATTAAATTAGTTTATACTTAATTAATAACAGGAGAATAAAATGACAAAATATGTTTCGTTTACCAGTAGTGGAAAGGTGCTACAATATGGCAACCTTGAGATAAGTTTAGCAGAGATAAGATTGATAAAAGAAAAGAATGGTGTAACTGCTTTTGGTATTACAGATAATCAATATAAAGAATTGGCAAGTGGAGCAGATGCAAGTGAATCTGGTGGTGTGGTTACTATTGGCGAACCTGTTCATGGATTACC